AAAGTGGCGAACACAAGATTCTCATGATTTTTAGCGATGGGAAAGCTTTTAGAGTGCCTTCTGCAAGACTTCCCGGAATCGAATGTGATGAATCTGGATACATTATCGTTGAGCAATGATTACGGGCTGAAGTGTGTGCGGCGTGGAAGGACATGCGATAGCCCCTAACCAGAGGATAAAGAAATGATATGCTTTCGAGACATGACGTTCTGCTCTGCTGCTTGCAATACTGCAATCTGTATGCGCCACCCAGAGCAAGAGAAAAAGATGCGGGAGAAACCATCGCATCTTAAAGACCTTCCGACCATGTGGGGCGATCTCAGTGAGGATTGCCCGATGTATGAGAAGGTGGAGGAGAAATGAGCAATACACCGATCAATGAAATGAGTATCGAAGAAATGCTAGAAGCCGTATGCGAGCCGGTTGGCGATAAGCATGAGGTTGATTTATTTGTTGAGATAGCAAAACGGTATAAGGAGCTAGAACGCGAAATCCAAGAACTCCGCGCACAGTTGGACGAGACATCAGGTCCGACCTTGGCTATCTGGTAACCAATATTGCTCAGAATATCTGCGTCCCACAGGAACCGCATCAAACATTCGACGAACGATTGATGGAAACCATTGCTTCAATAGTTCGCGATGCCAATGAATCGAGAGAACTTCGTGCACAACTGGCTACACTGCGAAACGGCCCCTTGTCGTTCGACTCTGCCACGCCCGACAGAGAATGGACAGATGCAGAATGGATCAGGAACCAGTGGGCGATGGCATTAGAGGAGGCAGACGAACTCCGCGCACAGCTTGAGCAGAAGGAAACCGACCTGTGGACCGCTCAGGAGAACAATGTAGAACTCCGCGCACAGTTGGACGAGAATGCCGAGATAGTGAGGGCGGCGCGTGAACACCGGGATGATGTAGATAAGTGGTTCGCTGAGGACCTGAAATCGCAGCACATTGCTTGTTGTGGAATATGCTTTGCCTTCAGCGCCAAGACCGAAGGCAAGTAATACCCTATTGACAGCCCTGCTATAATAGTATTGAGGGAGGCCATATTGGCCTCTTTTCTTTTGCCCCCGCCGCCAGCGACCAATCGTCATAATAACAGGGTGGGTCCGTGGGGCATCTATTCCCAGGAGGATCAATGTCAGACCGGATTCCCCTTACGAGTGAAGAACTTGCAAACCTCCTGACCCAGGCATACCACGAGGGATGGGAGTCCGGCCATGCCGGTGACCCCGAGCCTGAGCCGGAAGACACCTTCCTGCTGTACCTTGAAGAATCCGAGAACGACCCAGAGGCCACCAGACACTAATGCCAGCCCTGCTGTCCAACCGGAATTACCAGCCGGGAATCCGCAACTTCGGCCCGTTTGCCGTCCCCGATGGCCTGAGCTACGCCAAGTTACTGCTGAACGTCACGGACATGACTAACCCGGCGGTTATCGTCCGGCTGGCGATTCGTTTCTCGCTGGATGGCGGAGTTAGCTATCCGTTTATTAGTCCGGTGGCCTTTCAGGGGGGAACCCCGAAGAACATAGACGGATCGCCGCGCACGGACCCGCCGCCCTATTACGCCCATCATGAAATACTCATGCCGGAGGGAACGGGCAGGCTCGCTACTGTTGAACTGGAAATCGCCGGCGCAGCCACCAAGCTCGATGCCGCTTATGAGGTCAGATAATGGCGGGAGCATTTGTACAGGGCGCCGCTACCGCCGCGCAGGACGATAGCGGCAGTTATACGACCGATGCCGTAGCCTTTGGGTCTAATTGCACCAGTGGCAACCTGATTACCATTGAGTGCGGTTGCGGTAGCACGGCCACGCCGACGGCATCAGATTCGCAGAGCAATACCTATACGCTGCAAACGAACACCTACGACGCCACCAATAACCAGTCGCATTTCCAGTTCTACGCCAAGAACATCACCGGCGGTGCCAATACGGTCACGGTCAACTGGGGGGCGCTGAAATCATATAATCGGTTGATAATCGGTGAGCATTCGGGCCTCGACACGACCGCCCCGCTGGACCAAGCCGCCGCCCAGGCGCAAGCGGGTGGAACCAGTACAGATTATTATTCATCCGGCAACATCACCACCAGTAATACCTGCTATTGCGTAGCCGGTCTGCAAAACATCGACGAAGCCGGGTCCAGCACCGACACGGTAACGGCAGGCGCTACCCCGGCCTATACAAAGCGCACCGACGAGGCCGGCATCCTGACCACGGAGACAGCCGCCTCGCTGGCTTCCGGGACATTCGACGCCAATTTCACCCGCAACGTATCGCGGCGCTGTATCACGGGTGTGATGGCGTTCAAGGAATCTGCGGGTGGTGGTGGACCGACAATATCCGTATACGCTTCACTAACCGGAGCAGGACAGAGATAAAGGTAAATGGCTGATAATCTTACACTGAACAGCGGAACCGGAGGCGCTACCTTATCAACTGATGAGGTAACACGCGCAACGGTTACTCAGCACGTCCAGTATGTCAAACTGATGAATGGCACGGACGGGGCCATTGATGTAATCCCCGGAGATGCCACAAACGGCCTGACCGTAAACCTCGGGACCAACAACGATGTAACCGTAACCGGGACCGTCACGGTAGACGGGTCTGGCGTTACTCAGCCGGTGAGTGCTGCCAGCCTTCCATTGCCTTCTGGCGCGTCTACAGCCGCCAATCAGTCCACAGCCAATACCGCCCTCGCTGCAATACAGACAGCAGTTGAGACAATAGACAACCCAGTCGCCACGATTGGCACAACCCCGCTTCAGCGGGTTGCCATCTTCGACGCCGCAGATACACAGATCACCACGTTCGGCGGTGGCACTCAGTACACGGAAGGCGACACGGACGCAACCATAACCGGAACGGCGGTTATGTTTGAGAGCAATACCGGGACCAATGCCCTTAGTGCCGTATCAAACAGCAATCCGCTCCCCATCGCAGACGCGGGTGGATCGCTTACCGTAGACAACGCGGCCTTGTCTGTCACGGGTGGCGGTGCAGAGGCCACGGCTCTACGAGTGACCCTGGCCAATGACTCAACTGGCGTCCTGTCGGTAGACGATAACGGGTCTACAATCTCCATTGATGACGGAGCCGGTTCTATAACGGTTGACGGTACGGTTGCCGTATCGAGCCTGCCAGCCTCTACCAATACGCTAGAGGTTGTCGGTGACGCCGCCCATGATGCTGCCGTTGCTGGCAATCCGGTACGCATTGCTGGCCGGGCCGTAAGTGCCGACTATACCTCCGTTGCCACTGGCGACACAGCCGACCTGATTACCACGCTAGGCGGCAAGCTGGTTACGCATCCGTATGCAATCCCGGAAAACTATGTATCCGGGGCAACGTCAGACATGACGGCCACAACCGCAACAAGTGTTATCGCCGCCGCTGGCGCTGGACTCAGAAACTATATAACCCATATCCTGGTCCAGTGCAGCCATGCAACGGTAGGGACATGGGTAAACATCACAGACGGATCTGGCGGGTCCACGCTATACACGGTTTACGCCGCCGCCGCCGGTGGTGGTGCGAGTATTACGTTGCCCTGCCCGATCAAGACCACGGCTAACACCGCGCTATATTGCGCGAACGTGACGACCGGATCAAACACCAGAGTATCAGCATCCGGCTATAAGGCCCCGTAATGCTCGGGTGGGCGCTGAACCTTGGGTTTGCGGCCAATGCCGCAGACGCGCCTGTTGTCGTTACCCCCGAGGCTACGACAACGGCTGGCGGCAAGCCTCGAAAAACTGTCATATTCAGGGGCAGGAAGTACAAGGTAACAAACGAGGAGGAGCGCCAGCTACTCGACTCCTGGATCGATGAGCTAGAAGAAGAAAAGCGCGGCCTTGAGGCAGAGGTACGGGTAGAAAAGAAGAAGCTGGTAAAGAAAGCCACCAGCCAGAAAGCGGAAGTAAGCAACAAGGTCATAGTATCCCAACCAAGGAAATACCCGACCATTGCCCCTTTGCTCAAGGAACTGCAAAGGGTAGAGAGGCAGAGGCTCGAGGCCATCAAGGCCAGAAAAGCCTATGAGGAAATGATGGACGAGGAAGATAGTATCGCCCTTATCCTTAGACACATGATGTAATAACAGAGGAATTAATGTGGATATTAACGGAATGATGCGGCAGATGCTTGGCAGCGGTATGGCTGGACAGGCAGCGGATAAGATGACCCTCTATCCACAGTGGCAACAGGAATACATCCAGGCCGTAAGCAATGGCCAGGACTTCCCCCCGTTCGAGGAGTGGATGAAGATGAAACAGATGCAGATGGCCCAGGGACCACAGCAGCCCCCTGGTGGCCTGTTAAAGTAATATAATCAATCAATTATATTGAGTTAATTTTATGGCCGCTCCAATAGGAAACAGAAACGCCAGAAAGGCAAAGGAATGGCGCGACCAGATCAAATGGGCATTAGAGAATTACGAGGGCGACGATTGCCCCAAGGGAATGGCCCTCAGAAAGATAGCAACTCTTACCGTAGAGGAAGCATTGAAAGGCGACAAGGCGGCTCGTGATGAGATCGCCAACCGTCTTGATGGAAAACCAGCCCAGGCCATTGTGGGCGGTGATGAGGACGATTCACCCGTAACCATCAAGGGAATCATCGAGCTTGTCCGACCCGGTTAAGTGGCAGTTCCCCGAGAAGGCGGGGATACTGTTCAAGCCTGCCCGGTTCAAGGTTCTCTACGGAGGCCGGGACAGTGCGAAGTCTTGGAGCATAGCCAGGCACTTGTTGCTTGAGGGAGCAGAGCAGCCATTACCAATCGGCTGCTTCCGTGAGGTGCAGAAGTCCATCAAGGACTCAGTGTATCAGCTACTCTGTAACCAGATAGAGGAGCTTGGGCTTACTAGGTTTTACACTCCATTCCGTGATGAGATACGGGGAGAGAACGGGACATTCTTCAGGTTTGCCGGTCTATCCTCCCAGACCCGGGATTCAATCAAGTCCTTTGAGGGACTGATGCGGGCATGGGTTGAGGAAGCACAGACTGTTACCAAGCGGTCATGGGATATCCTTGAGCCGACCATACGAGCTCCTGGCTCTGAGATCCTTGTCAGCTTCAACCCTGACATGGAAACAGACGACACTTATCAGCGGTTTGTGGTTAATCCATCCCCTGAAGTCGCATCCGCCTTCATGAACTGGGATGATAACCCCTGGCGATCCAAGGTGCTGGATGCCGCCCGTATCCGCATGAAAGAGACAGCCCCCGACGATTATGAGCATATCTACATGGGCAAGTGCCGCCCTGCCGTAGAGGGTGCGATCTACTTCAACGAGGTCAGCACGCTCAGGCAGACCGGCAGACTGTGTAATGCCCCGTATGACCCAATGCTCAAGGTGCATGTGGTGGTCGACCTTGGTTTCAATGACTTCATGTCGCTGATCCTCGTGCAGCGGCTGGCCTCAGAGATCAGGATAATCCGGTACATCGAGGACAGGTTCAGGTATATACCGAGCTACAGCCAGGAGCTGAAAGACCTGAAATATAACTATGGGACTCTGTATCTACCCCATGACGGCAAGAACAAGACCATCATCGGCCCAAGTGCCGAGAGGCAGTTCAAGGACCTTGGCTGGAACGTGGAGATAGTGCCTAACCTGGACGTGGAGCAGGGAATCAGGAAGGCCCGAGAGATATTTCCCCGTGTGTACATCGACAAGGACAATGCCTCAGGACTCCTGAGCCGCTTGGGAAGATACCGCAGACGGGTCAATGCAGACGGTCAGGCATCGACACCCATCCATGACGATGAGTCGCACGGCGCAGACGGGTTCAGGTATACGGCTATCGTCGCTGACCAGATGACCAACGACGATACAAATAAAGAATTCATGAAACCAATACAGTACGATAACCGGGGCATCTTCTAGGCATGAAAACAGAAAAAGAACTTGTCTCGATCATCACGGCATACGAAAAGACCGCCATTGGTGGATATACCGGGGAACTGGCGCAGGACCGTGAGGATGCGCTAGATAGGTACTATGGCCGCCTCTATGGCAACGAGATGGACGGTCGGTCCAAGGTGGTCAGCAAGGATGTATCCGATGCCGTGGACTGGATCATGCCCTCCATGCTTCGGGTGTTCATGTCGTCTGATTCTGTGGTCCGGTTTGACCCTGTAGGCCCGGAGGATACCGAAGCCGCTGAACAAGAATCGGACTATGTTAACCATGTCCTGATGAAAGAGAACAACGGGTTCCTGGTCCTGCACGACTGGTTCAAGGACGCCCTTCTGCTCCGCAATGGCTACGTCAAACGCTGGTGGGATGAGACAGAGGAAGTATCCCAGGAGACCTATACCGGACTGGCCCCGGAAGAAGCCGCCCTTCTGATGCAGAGCCTTGAGCAAAGCGGGGATGAGGTCGAGATCGTCGGACAAGAGGTCATCCCGGCTGCTGATGGGGAACGCTATAACATCAAGCTGAAGATCACCCGCAAGGTCGGCAAGGTCTGCATCATGCCCGTGCCTCCCGAGGAGATACTGGTATCCAATCGGGCCAGAGCCGACCTGCAAGAAGCAAACTTTGTCCAGCACGTCACCAAAAAGACACGCTCCGAACTGGTCGAGATGGGGCTGCCCAAGGCATGGGTTGATGACCTGCCTTCATGGAAGTCTGACGGTCCTGAGTCCATAGCCCGGTCTGGGACGGATGATGAGGTGCTGCTTGAGGAGGCGCTGGACGCCGCTACCCAGGAGGTAGAGTACCGAGAAACCTTCATCCGCATTGACGCCGATGAGGACGGGATAGCCGAGCTTCGCCGCATCGTGGTGATCGGCAGCAAGATCCCCGAAGGCGAGGAGTGGAACCAGGAGATCGACTCCATCCCCATCTCGTACCTGACGCCCAACCGTATGCCGCACCGCCATGTGGGTCTGGGTGTGTATGATGAGCTTAAAGAACTGGCCGAGATCAAGACCGCCCTGCTTCGCGGCACGCTGGATAATACCTATCAGCTAATCAACTCTGAGTGGATGGTTAATGAGCGGGTAAACCTGTCCGACTTCCTGCAATCCCGCCCCAATGGCGTAAAGCGCATACAGGGCAAGGAGCCCATCGGTGACGCCGCTTCCCCGGTAATGAAGCCGTCAATTATCCAGCACGTCATCCCTGTCCTCGATTACGTTGACAGCATCAAGGAAAGCCGCACCGGAGTCGGCAGGAACCTGATGGGGCTGGATGCCGATACCCTCAAGAAAACCACCGAGGGAGCAGCACGGCAGGCGCTGCAACAGGCTAATGCCAAGGTCGAGATGATCGCCCGTGTATTTGCCGAGACTGGCGTTAAAGACTTGGCCCTTGCCATCCATGCCCTGCTACTCAAGCATCAGAACAAGGCCAAGGTCGTACAGATCAGAAACAAGTGGGTATCCGTCAACCCGCAGGAATGGAAGAAGCGCACGGATATGTCCGTCGCGGTCGGTCTCGGGACCGGATCTCAGGATGAGATACGAGCCAACATGCTCATGCTGGCCGACCTTCAGGAGCGTGCCGCACAGGCGGGAGTGGTTCTGCCGAAGAACGTCTATAACCTCGCCAACAAGGCCGCTCAAGCCCTTGGGTTCAAGCAGGAGGGTGAGTTCTTCACCGACCCGGACAGTGAGGAGTTCAAGGCCATGCAACAGCAGCAGAGCCAGCAGCAGCCCAACCCGCTGGCCGAGGTCGAGCAGATCAAGGGCCAGTTCAAGATGCAGGCCGACCAGCTCAAGGCCCAGACCGACCATCAGCACAAGATGCACATGATGGAGTTCGAGAAATGGAAGTTCGAGCAGCAGCACGCCCTGGATATTGCCAAGGCCGAGATTGAGGCGGCCAAGAACGCCGTACCAGCAGACCTTGGCCAGCCGGGCATGGGAACAGAAACCAAGGGAATCAACATCAGCTTTGACGATATGAGAACCGTGGCCACGAATGTTGAACAGTCCGGCCAGAACATCCAGGCTACTCTTGGGGCTCTGTTGCAGCAGAACCAGCAACTGATTCAGGCCATGTCAGAAGGCATGAACAGACCCATTAACATTGTCCGGGATAAAGCCGGGCGAGTCGCGGGAGCCACCAGAGGATGAGGCAGCAACTGGAACAGGAACGCATCGACGGAGAACGTGCCAAGCAGATACTGGACAATCCGGTATTCAGGCAGGCATGGAAGTCAGCCGAGGACTCAATACACGCCCAGATGGCCGAGGTCGGGATGCGTGATACCGACATGCATACAAGGCTGATCCTCGCCAAGCAGATATTGGGCCACGTCCAGAAGCACATCGAGACAGTCATGGACACCGGCATCATGGCCGATATGCAACTACAGGAACCCAACAAGTTCGCCAGGATGTTCGGGCGATAACGAATCAAGGGCGCTGAGAAGCGCACCGCGATAGTCGGGGAATAATCCCCGGCTTCCCCTAGCAGGAGCAACATACATGTCAGAAGAAGCCAACCCGGATATGGGAGCTGATCTGCATACGGCGGCAGACCGTATCGGTTCAGCACTTGACCCGAAGCCAGCCGAAGAATCAAAGGCTGTAGAAACACAAGCACCAGAAGCAGAAGCACCCGAGCAGGCCCAGGACGCGCAGGGCCAGCCCCAAGAAGCCGAAACGCAAGAGACACAGGCACAGTCCGATTTCAATTCCATTCAGGAATTGGCCGAAGCACTCGATATGCCGCTGGATGATTTCCTGGCGAAGATCAAGGGCAAGGTCAAGGTCAATGGGGTTGAGCAGGATGTCACCCTGAAAGAGCTCCGCGATGGCTACCAGATGGAGGCTGACTACAGGCGCAAGACCTCGGAGCTTGCCGAGCAACGCAAAGCCTTTGAGGCCGAGCGTGAACGAATTGCATCAGAAGCCACGAGGCAATTCACGGAAGCACAAGCATTGACCGGCATGCTTGAACAGCAGCTCATGGCTGACTATCAGGCTGTGGATTGGTCTACGCTCAGGGCAACAGATCCGGCAGAGTTCGCCGCCAAGAAGCAGGAGTTCAACGAGCGCCATGCCCAGATTCAGGGCATCAAGCAGAACGTGCACTTCGAGCTTCAGCAGCAGCAGGCCATGATGTCCCAGAAGCAGACCGAGCAGGTCCAGAAGATGTTGGCCGAGGAGTCACAGCGGCTGGCTGAGGCTGTTCCTGAATTCAAAGACCCCGTTAAGGCCAAGGCCGTCAAGTCAGAGCTAAAGGATTTCCTCTTTTTTAATGATACGGCGACCACCGAGATTGGTACCATTTTCGACCATCGGCAGGTATTGATTATCCGGGATGCGATGGAATACCGGAAGCTCAAGAGCAAGGGAGTGGAGGTCAAGAACAAGGTGGCCACAGCACCCAAGCTGCAAAAGCCCGGCACGACAACCAAGAGCGCAGGGGAAGATGCCAGATTCCGTGATGCAAAAACGCGGCTACGCAAATCCGGCAGCGTCGAGGACGCCGCTGAACTAATCAAACTCTAAGAACGCCGTGAGGCGTACAGGATAAAAAACAATGTCATTACCCACTAACACGTATTCCAGTTACGACGCGAAAGGCAACCGCGAAGATCTGGAAGATATCATCTACGACATCAGCCCGACCGATACTCCGTTCCTGTCCAATGCCAAGAAGATCAAGGCAAAGGGCGTGTTCCACGAATGGCAGACGGACGTGCTGGACACCGCTGCGGCTAACAAGCAGCTTGAAGGCGACGACGCCACCGGCAACACGCTGGCGGCTACCACTCGTTACGGCAATTACTGCCAGATCAGCCGCAAGGTGATCGTGGTTTCCGGTACTCAGGAAGCCATCGACAAGGCTGGCCGTGATTCGGAAGTGAAATACCAGATCGCCAAGGCCGGTAAGGCACTGAAGCGTGATATGGAGTACGCCCTGACCCGTAATCAGGCTATCGAGAATGGCGCAGAAGCCACCCCTCGTGCGCTGGGTTCCGTGGAGTCGTGGCTGTTCTCCGCCACCGGCAATGTCGTGGACGGCACGGGTGGAACCACCCCGGCCTATTCCAGCGGCACGCTGGCTGGCCCGACCGACGCCTCGACCACCAACCTGATCACCTTCACGGAAGCACGTCTTAAGAGTGTCATCCAGTCGGTGTGGACGGACGGCGGCGATCCGAAGGTCATCATGGTTGGCCCGACCAACAAGCAGAAGGCTTCCGCTTTCGGTGGTATCGCCACGCTGTACAAGGATGTGCCGGGCAAGAAGCAGGCGACCATCGTCGGCGCTGCGGATATTTACGTGTCTGATTTCGGTGAGCACATGATCGTGCCCAACCGCTTCAGCCGTGACCGCACCGCCCTGGTTCTGGACATGGACTACTGGAAGGTCGCGACGTTGCGCCCGATCCAGCAGATTCCTCTGGCCAAGACCGGCGACAGCGAGAAGCGCGAGATGCTGGTCGAGTTTACCTTGGTTGCCGCCAACCCCAATGCATCGGGCAAGGTTGCTGACCTGACCACGACCTAAACACAACAATAAGTCATAACGATTGGGGGAGGGAAATCCTCCCCCTCTTTTTTGGAGATCACATGAAGAAGATGAAAGGCAAGGGCAAGGGCAAAGGAAAGAAGTGCTGACATGAAACGTGTCCTAGACTATGACCCGATGACCGGCATTACCCAGTATTTCCATTACGATGAGACTAATGGAAATTGGGGCGTGGAATCGGTGCAGGACGTTGATCCGATCCTGGACATGAACAAGTCCATGCAGAACGATGAGAGCTATTCAAGGCTCGGCATCAAGAAAGAATGGTGGCACGTTGCCAGAATCCCCGTGGTCATTCAAGAGAAATGGTTGCGCGAGGATGGCATCGACATATACAATAAAGACCATTGGCCGAAGGTCAAGGCAAAGCTGAATGATAGGGACAACCTGTACCTGAAAACCACAACCGGCAGAGTGTGAACGAAGCCCAGCGACTTATCGACGAAGGCAATTTGCAGGAGGCCACAGCCCTCCTCAGTCGCGCCCTTGACGAAAACCCGGACGACCTGACCGCCCTGTTCCAGTTCGGTGAGGTGTTGCTGAAGTCCGACAAGATCGGCATCGCCACAAACATCTACCGGCAACTGTCCAAGTTGGCTCCCGACCGTTCCGAGGTCTGGAATAACCTTGGGAGATGTTACCAGAAGCGGGAAACCTCCCAGGAGGCCCGTAAGTGCTTTGAGAAGGCGCTGAGGCTGGACAACAGGTCTGCGGCGGCACTTATCAATCTCGCTGTACTGGACGTGAACGAGGGCAAGCCGGAGCGAGCGAAAGACCTTGCACTAAAGGCACTCAGGATCACCCCCGAATCAAGGCAGGCAATGGATGTTCTATCCATGGCCAAGTTCCATCTCAGGGACTGGTCGGGATGGGATGACTATATTTACTCGGAAGGCCCGCCATTCCGGGTGTTGAGGCAGTACAAAGTCCCCGCAGAGCCCGAATGGATGGGCGAGCCGGGGAAAACCGTTGTAATCTACAGGGAGCAAGGTTTAGGTGATGAAATTCTTTACGCGTCGTGCCTTAAAGAAGCGTCTGAAGTCTGTAAAAAAATCATTCTCGACGTTGACTCTCGCCTTGTCGGCCTATTACGGCGGTCTTTTCCGCAAATAGATGTTTACGGAACCGGACACTCTCGGGATATCGGGTGGGCCAAGGATTACAGCATAGACGCCTCAGCCCCGATAGGGCGCGTTCCCGGCTTCTACCGCCGCAAGGATGCGGATTTCACCGGAGAGGCGTACCTGGAGGCTTGTACGCTGCGGAGAGTGGCTTTCCGGGCCATGCTGGACTCTTTAGGTTCAGGCCCAAAGGTCGGACTGGCCTGGACTGGCGGGAAAAGATCGGATTCGGTCACAAAATCAGACGCCGAGTACCGTTCCCTCAGCCTGAATGACCTGAAGCCCCTGATGCTTCCCGGTCATCATTACATCAGCCTTGAGTACCGACCCAGTAGTGAGGTGAAAGACTCGGGACTCCAGGTCCATGAATGGACGTGGATCACCCAGAGCAAGGATTATGACGATATGGCCGCGCTGGTAAGCGAATTGGACTATATCATAGCCGTACCGACCACAGCCGTACACCTTGCCGGAGCATTGGGCAAGACCTGCTACTGCCTGACCCCGGAATTCCCAAATTGGCGATTCGGATTGAAGGGCGAGATGCTGTGGCACAAGTCGGTTAAGCTGTTCAGGGGGAGGGATAATGTTTCCCAACTGAGGAGCTACCTTGAAACTTGATATTATCATCCCGATTGGTCCCGGCCATGAGGATCTGATTAACGAAGCCATCCAGTCAATCAAGATTGCCTGTCTCACCGATCAAGGCCCGTTTACCGAAATCAAGGTAAAGGGGATTGACGACCGTGAGGGCAAGATGGGGCGGTCCAAGGCAAGGAATACCGGAATAGAGGCATCAACGGCAGACTGGCTGTTCTTTCTGGATGCCGATGACCTGATGCACCCGGAAGTCTTTTCCAACTTCATGCCCTACGATCACATGGATGCCGTGTGGGGCCAGATCATGGAATACCGGGACGGTTGTTATATGCCACGGTTCCAGCTTCCCGAAGTGGAAAAGATGGATACGCTTCTGGAGGTGGACCCGTACTATACGCTACAGATGGGTTTCTTTGTCCGTCGAGAGATCATGCCAAAGTTCGATGAGGAGATGAACTGTGGCGAGGATTGGAAGGTTTATCTTGAGTTGTGGCGCGACCATCTGTGTATCAAGCAGCCAAAGCCATTCATGATTAATCGCCGGGGGTCACACTCCACCGGCCCAAGGTCAGCGACAGGGCGGGACTGGATGAACGCAGTTAGAGACTTGATCGAGAAAGAGCGTGGCAATCGTCAGGGCGGGTGAGCTGTTCTGCGTAGATGACCCGCACTTTGTAAAGGCCATCTCAAGAGGCGTATTCGAGGGCAACAACCTGCTGGCGGCTATGGCGCATTGTGGCCGTGGAATAGCCATTGATGGCGGGGCTCATGTCGGATCGTGGACGGTCTACATGGCAAAGCATTTCAAGATGGTTTATTCGTTTGAGCCAAAGCCGGAGAATTTTGAGTGCCTGCGGATGAATACCGAGAAATACCCCAATGTCATGGTATACAACAAGGCATTGGGTGATAAACCCGGAAAGGCCGGATTCCATGAAGGAACAAACAGCGGCAGCGGGTATCTCGAGGATGGCGACTCCGTTGAGGTTGTGACGGTTGATTCACTCAACCTGACCGGGCTTGATTTCCTGAAACTGGACGTTGAGGGGTACGAGCCGCAGGCCATCAATGGTGCAATGGAAACCATAGGCAAGTATCACCCGGTTATCCTGGTCGAGCAGAAAGAGGTGACGGCACGCTACGGGAAGGGATGGAAAGAGGCGGGGAATATCCTGACCGGGATCGGATATAAGCTGGTGGATACCGTGAACAACGACTTCATCTATAAATATGCTTAGGCTGGTCTATGGGGACGACCTGACAGAGCTGTACCACGGCGATTCATCGAAAAGCAAGCATAGCGGCATTGACCTGATTATTACCAATCCCTACGGGAGCCTGCCGGGGCATTTGACTTCCGTCCCCATGCTGATCTCGGGGTTTGCCGACAGGAAGGCGGAAAACGAGGCTTTCGCCGGTTGCAAGCTGGATTATCTGTCCGGTTGGTACGACTCGATCAACGCAGTATGGTACGGCAACACAGACTATAGAAAGGTCGATTTATCCGCAATGCAGCCAGCCAGATATGCTGGAATATTCGGATGGTTCCCAAAGGAAATGACGGACGCCCTTCTGGACGCCTACCCGGCAACGTGCGTCTGGGACGGGTTCATGGGGAGGGGGACGGTCGGGAAGTCCTGCCGTGAGCGCGGCATCAAGTTCATCGGAATAGACAGCCGCATTGACAGGGTGAAGCTGGCCCGGGAGTACATCCTTGGTTAGTGCCGTGATTATCGCCCATCCTGATGATGAGGTGCTTTGGGCTGGCGGGTGGCTGATCAGGAACCCGGGGACAACGGTTATCTGCTGTTCTGTCCCCAGACACGACTCAATCAGAGCGTGGAAGTTCTTTGATTCCTGTGAAGTGCTAGGTGCTTACCCGAGACTGATCCCCGCCACGGAGTCAGACCCGGACAAGCCTCTAGGCCATCTGGATGCGCTGGACCTGTCCAGATACGACCAAATCATTACGCATAACCGTTTCGGTGAGTATGGACACCTTCATCATCGCAACGTACATCAGTACATAACAAAGCGTCATAACAATGTAGTGACCTTCGGGTACAGGCCCGGAGAGATGGGGGAGATCGTGCTTAATCTCACCGCTGAGGAGTCGGAGCGGAAGATGCAGGCGCTGAAGTGTTACAACCATGTCTGGCCATACCGGGGACAGAATATCCCCAAGTGGTCAGCGCTCCTCCACCGTTACATTGAGATAGAGGGCCTACCCTTTGACGTTGAAACATTCGATAAAGCCGGACTACCAGACACCGGAGCGGATGGAGAAGAAGCTATCCGCGATACCGCTTCCCGATCTTAACGGCAAGTCGGTCATCGACATAGGTTGTGATATGCGGTTCTGGTGCGACCTCGCAGAGTCTCGAGGAGCATCAAAGGTCATCGGGGTTGATCGCGGGAGAACGACACGCGACGGCCAGCCCATCAACATGGCGGATTACGTCATGGACCTTGGAAAACAGTGGCACACGGTAGGCCGGTTTGATGTTGGTTTCATGTTCTCCATGTACCACCATGCTTATCAGTCGGCTGGCGGGGATCACAAGCCGGTATGGTTCTGGGCATGGAACCAGATCAAGCCCGGCGGGGTACTGATCTGGGAGAACCCGGTGGATACGCGGGACGTGGTGGCACAGCGGAATATCTCGCCAGAGTACCACGACAATTACAATATCACGGCGATCATCGACGCTGCGTCCGAGTATTTCGAGCCTGAGTTTATCGGTCCAGCAGAACACGAGGACCATAGGCTTGTGTTCTACTTCTACCCGAGGGCCAAGCCGATGAGCTGCCGGGCGGTAAAGCCAGTGGACGGCGCTGGCGGTGCGGCAAAAGCCTTCAACCACGAGAACGGCAGGCGCATTGATGAGATCGATCGCATTACCGGAATGAGGCCATATCCTGGCTCTCTGAACGTGTACGCAGAGCGGTCAATCAACTGGTGGGGGCGGTACTACCGGGCAGAGGTCATGGATGTAAAGAGCAGGGCCACCGGCCTTGGCGGGGAGTGGGTCAAGAGATGGGCCAGATTCTACCCGGTGGAGTTCAACCGGATTCCTGCCTTTGTGTTCAGGTTCGAGGGTGAGAGTTACCCGTTAAACTTTTTTGAGCTTGTTTCCAGCGAAAGGCTCAGAGATCACTTGGAAGAAGAAAACAGGCTATGTCAATAGCGTCATATTCAGAACTAAAAACAGCCGTTGCTAACTGGCTCAACCGCTCCGACCTGACCGCCTACGTTCCGGATTTCATCTCATTGGGAGAGGCACGGATTTACCGTGACCTACGCATCCGGGCAATGGAAGCCTCGCTGAGTGGGACTATCGCCAGCGGGGTTGTGGCCGTCCCCTCCACATATATCGAGCTGAAGTTCGCCTACGTGGACGGTTCCCCGACGCGCATCCTGCACAGGGCCGATCCAGAGTTTATCTATTCCAAGTTCCCGACGAGATCAGTCACCGCCAAGCCGTCCTATATTGCAAGGCAGGGAGACAACTTCATATTTGGGCCATATCCAGATTCTTCCTATACGATCAAGGGAATCTACTATTCGCGGCTCACCGCCCTTTCCGACTCCAATACTACAAACTGGTTTACCGCCAACGCCCCCGGCCTCCTGTTGTGGGCGGCCTTGGCCGAGGCAGAGCCGTTCCTGAAGAATGATGTCAGGGTGCAACTGTGGGACGCCAAGTATCAGATGGAAAAGGAAGCACTGGAAAGACAGGAGCGTAACGAGCAGTTCTCTGGTGGTGGTCTGGCGGTAACTGTTAGATGATTATTCCATTTGGTGACTACACCCCGGACCTTCCAAAGCTCGGGAACCCAGGGGCAACCACGGCTAAAAACATCATCCCCGGTAAAGTTGGTTATATCCAGCTAAATGGGCTCTCCGCATACAGCTCCGCTCTGACGGCCTACTGTCGCGGGGCGTTTTCAGCCGTTTCAAGCGCCGGGGCTGTATCGTCATATTCTGGTGACGCCAGCAAACTATACCGGCTAGTCGGGACAACCCAGACCGACTCCTCAAAGGTTGGTGGGTATTCTTGTGCAACGGATTCCTATTGGGAGTTCGCCAAGTGGGGAGACACTTGCATAGCCACCAACTTTGATGACGCCATTCAAGTGGTTACGCTTGGCGGCACTACGTTCGCAGACCTTGCCGCTAGTGCTCCGAAAGCAAGACACATTGCGGTGGTGAGAGATTTTGTCATGGTCGGCAATACCTATGACGCCTCTGATGGAAATGTTCCAAACAGAGTTAGATGGTCTGCCCTGAATGACTCAACCGATTGGACTGTTTCTCCCACAACTCAGTCCGACTACCAAGACTTGCAGGGTAACGGCGGGTGGGTGCAGGCGATAATCGGCGGGGAGCGTGCCGTAATATTCCAAGAGAGGTCTATCTGGCTCGCCACTTATGTAGGTTCTCCGGTTGTGTTCAACTTCGACCAGATTGAGGACGCGCGTGGAGCCCTCTGCCCGAGAGGCGTTATACAGGTCGGGGGCATCATCTACTATATAGCAGATGATGGTTTTTATGCCATCTCCGGCGGGCAATCTGTCCCCATTGGATTCGGGAAGGTAGACAGAACATTCCTTGCAGATCTTAACGACGAATATTTGCATAGGGTTACGGCTGCCGCGCTGCCGTCCGAAAAGGTTGTTATGTGGTCCTATCCCGGTTCCGGTAGCGTAGACGGAACGCCAAACAAGATAATTATGTACAACTGGGCATCTCAGCGGTGGTCAACAGCAGAGCTATCTCATGACTTATTGTTTAGGTCCATGTCTGTTGGTACTACGCTTGAGGAGCTTGATGCGATCAGCGCAGACCTTGACGCTCTGGCATTTCCACTGGACTCAAAGGTTTGGATGGGCGGGAAACTCCAGCTTTCCGCTTTTGATACCGACCATAAGCAGGCTTATTTTACCGGCACGGCTCTGGATGCAACGATTGAAACCGGAGAATTCCAGCCGGAGGGAATGGAGGGCCAGAGGACAGAGATAACGCGAGTCATCCCGATAGTGGACGGAGGCACGCACTCTGTACAGATGGGGACAAGGGAAACGCAGGCCGGGACAATATCCTGGGGAAGCGATACGCCGGAGAATTCATCCGGGGAGTGTCCGGTTAGATCAAACTCAAGGTTCCACCGGGTCAGGGTGAACATAACCGGCGGGTTTACTGACGCCACTGGCGTGGCCGTAATTGCCTCCCCGGTTGGCGAGAGGTGATGGATGGAAATAGGGACCAACCCAGTACCGAGATCGTGGGCCAGCGAGGCTGACCACCGTGGCAGGCTGGCCGATGCCATCAACAACATACTGCGCGGCAAGCTCAACATAACCGGAGAGGTCACGCTAACAGCCAGCAGTGCCACCACCACATTAACGGACCCAAGGATAGGAAGCGGGAGCGTGATCGTCATGCAGCCCACCACGGCCAACGCCGCTGGCGCTTTGTCTGGTTTGTATTTTGGAACCCCCGGAGATGGGACAATAACAATAAACCACGCCAACAACGCACAGGCAGATAAAACCTTCCGATATGCCATCATCGGTTAGGCTCTGCCGCATTGCTCCGTGGGAAGTGCCGGAGATGTGGGAGTTTGTAGCTGGTGAGCTTAACAGGGCATTAATTCACAATGGCGGCGAGTCCGACCTATCCGATCTGTGGCGTGATCTTGTAACCAACAAGCAAACGCTCTGGACGGTCTGGGACAGTGATGCGGCAGAGATAATCTGTTGCCTGACCACGTATATCCACGACTATGAAAGGCTCCGCGTTTTCTTCATAGCCCTGCTAGCCGGAAAGAACGCGGCGAGGTTTGTTGAGCTCGAGGACGATCTTTTCAGGTTCGCCCGTGAGTCCGGTTGTCACGAAGTCAGGTCTTTTGTCATTCCAAGAGTCGCCAAGCACATGCAGCGACTTTCCCCGG